CCCTTGATATGCCACAAGGGAGTAGATGTCTTTTTTATTGAGAAGATTACCGACATTGACCCTGAGATATGGCCGAAGGTAACGCACATCTTCACCTCAAGGATATTTCCTGTTGAGCCGTTTGATGACTTTGTAAAGCTCTGCCGTAAGGAAGGCATCAAGCTAATAGTTGATAACGATGATTGGTGGGTGCTGCCTCCTACCCATCCTTTGCTTGGGGTATATTCAGACCAAATGAAGATGAAGATTATCCGCTCTATGAAAGCAGCGGATGAGGTATGGGTGACTAACAAACACCTTGCCTCAAAGGTCAAGAAGTACAATACCAACATCCGAATCATCCCCAATGCAATCAGCGTAGCTACGTGGCAGGTAGAACGTAAACCAAGCGATGAAGTGCGCTTCGGGTATATAGGGGGCAACCACCACTTAATAGACGTAAGGGAGTCTACAATCAATCTTGAAGGCTATCAAGGGTATGTTGCGGAGGTAGATGGCTACCCAGATATTATGAGGGCAAGCCATAGGCTTCCTACGATGCCACCAACACACTACCATAAACTCTACGAGTTCTTTGACGTTAGCCTCGTACCGCTTACGACATCCGAGTTCGCCAAGTGCAAGTCGCACCTAAAGATGCTTGAGGCAGGCTTTAGCAAATGTGCTTTGATAGTAAGCAACACGCAACCCTATTCACCCTATATCACCAAAGAGAACTGCATTGCTATCAAGCACCCAAGCGAATGGGCAGGTGCAATCAAGAGGCTAAAAGAAAACCCAAATCAAGTGGCTGATATAACAGAATCGTTATACGAGTATGTGCAGGACTTCACGATGGATAAGATAAACGAACTACGATGCTTTACATAGTCACCCCCTGCTCACGCCCTCATAACCTTGTAAGGCTAAAACAACATATCCCTGCCTATGCAACGTGGGTGGTAATGATGGATTCATCCACCAATTACAAGGAAGCAACAGGCGCATCAATCACACATTACTCCACACGCACGGGGGATATGGGCAACCCCCTCCGTAATGAGTTCCTTGATCTTTATGCTGATTCCTTTACCAAAGAGGATTGGGTGTACTTCTTGGATGATGACAATATCCTGCATCCAAAATTCCTTGAGGAGTGGAACAACATAAACGGACTTGACTGCTCAATCGTAACGTGGGGGCAGATAGGCAGGCTCCGTCCTACTGACCAACCAAGAGTCGGCAATATAGATACGGCCTGTTATATGTTCAAGCCTCACGACCTTCCTAAGCTACGCTTTGAAATGGCCTACGATGCAGATGGCACCTTTGCTCAAGCAGCATCCGAACAGGGAACACTTATCTGCGTAGAGCAGTACCTTTGTTATTACAACGCCCTAAAATGAAAACGAGCAAACAAATAGACGGGTGGTTCAACCACCAAGCAGCATACGACTACCTCCTTGCCAATATGCCGGAAGACGGCACATTCGTAGAACTGGGTGCGTGGCTCGGTAAGTCATCGGCCTACCTATGTGACAAAGCAACATCCCAAGAAATCACAATCGTTGACACTTGGAAGGGTTCGCCGAACGAACTCACGACCACACATAAACTTGCAACGGAACAGAATATCTATAATCTCTTTGTGGAGAATATGGGAGACCGCAAGTACAAGGCAATCAAAGCAACATCCAAAGTAGCATCAAAGAAGTTTGCCAACGAATCCCTTGACGTGGTATTCATAGACCTTACCCATACCTATGAAGCGGTAAAGGAAGACATCCAGTTATGGCTACCCAAAGTCAAGAAGGGAGGCTTCATCGCAGGAGATGACTACCACGAGAATTGGAAGGGAGTGATACAAGCCGTTGATGAACTGCTGCCACACGCTACGTTCATAGATGACTGTTGGATTTACCAAAGGTGAAGAACCACACAAAGGTCTATCTCAAAGGGATGGGCTACTCCACAACTGATTTCATCCCCTGCGAGGTGTGTCAAGGCCAAGCCGTGGACATTCACCACATCGAATCTCGTGGGATGGGTGGAAGCAAAATTGCTGATACGATAGAAAACCTAATGGCTCTATGCCGGGCTTGCCACGTTGCCTATGGTGATATTAAGCAATGGAAGGAGCGACTTCAAGCAACACACAATCACCACCTTGCTAAAAGGGTTATTTAGATAGAACCGATAATAACGGAACTAAACGGATATGAAAGACGATAAAGGAAGATTCATCGCAGGCAACACAGGTCGCCCAAGCGGAACACCAAACAAGACCACCAATAAAATACGAGAGGCATTCCAAACCCTTATCGAAGCCAACCTTGAGAATATGACCCTATGGCTCACACAAGTAGCAGCAGATGATCCAAAGGGCGCACTTGATCTATTGAACAAGATGGCAGAGTATACAACTCCCAAACTTGCAAGGGTTGAAAACTCACACGAGGTATCCGATGAGCTAACTAAAATCAAAGTAGAGATTGTCCGAACTAAACCTAAAGAGTAGCGAACTCTTTGAGAAGAACTACACCGCATCAACTCGGATAGTAGTCAATCAAGGCGGCAGCCGTTCTGGCAAGACCTACTCGCTTTTGCAGATGCTCATCGTGATGGCAATGGAGGATAGAGGCAAGGTGTACTCAATCGTGCGCAAGTCTCTGCCGTCTCTGAAGATGACGGCCTATCGTGACTTCTTCGAGATACTAAATGCCAATGGCCTATACGATGAAGCGCGGCACAACAAGAGCGATTACACCTACGAGTTGAATGGCAACCTATTTGAGTTCATTAGCCTTGACCAACCGCAGAAGAAACGGGGAGCAAGACGTGATTACCTATTCTGCAATGAGGCAAACGAACTCACTTGGGAGGATTTCTTTCAGCTCTTGATTCGTACTACAGGTAAGATATGGGTTGACTACAACCCTTCAGACGCGTTCCATTGGATCTATGACAAGTTGCTGACTCGTGATGACGTAACGTACATCCAATCCACCTACCTTGACAATCCGTTCTTGGATGCAAGTATCGTTGAGGAGATAGAAAGGCTGCAACATACGGACAATGACTATTGGAGAATCTACGGACTCGGAGAACGTGGGATGAGCAGAGCTACCATCTTCCAATACGGGCAAGCCGAGATACCAACAGAGGCCACGCTCTTATGTCACGGAATGGACTTTGGGTACACTAATGATCCTACTGCACTCGTGGCAGTCTATAAGTCAGGAGACAATCTCTATGTAGATGAGTTGATTTACCGAACGGGTATGACCAACCCCGACATCAGCAACGTACTTGCCTCACTTGGTCTTGACAGACGTACTGAAGTATTCGCTGACTCTGCGGAACCTAAAAGTATTGAAGAGTTGCATCGGATGGGATGGAATGTAAAACCCACTCAGAAGGGTTCAGATAGCATCATAGTAGGTATTGACGTACTGAAGCGGCACAAACTATTCGTAACACCACGAAGCAGCAACCTAATTAAAGAATTGCAGAACTACAAATGGGTGGAGGATAAAAACGGAAACCTCTTGAATAAGCCTATCGATGCATTCAACCACGCGATCGATGCTCTTCGCTATGCCACCTATAACAAACTCAGCAGACCTAACTTCGGCAGGTATGCCATACGCTAAAAAACTAAAAGGTTATTTTAATAGAATGAAATTCTTTGTACCCAATCAAATGAACGAGATAAAACTCGTTGACTACCAAAAGTTCATAAGGCTTGAGGGAGATGATGAGTTTCTTGCTCGCAAGTCATTAGAGATTTTCTGTGGCCTAAAGATGGATGTCATCCTTCAGATGAAAGCATCAAGTCTCACTAAGGTGAATAGCATACTGATGAAAGCCTTTAACGAACGTCCTGCTCTAAAGCAGCGTTTTTTTATTGGTAAACAGGAGTTTGGCTTCATCCCATCACTTGAGGAGATCACTGTTGGCGAACTAAACGATGTTGATCAATACATTTCTGACTGGTCGCAGATGCATAAGGCAATGGCTGTTCTGTTTCGCCCTGTCGTTTCTACCTTTGGTCAGCGCTATGACATAGAAAAATATGAAGGTTCTGCCAAGTACGCAGGCAAAATGTTAGACATGCCCCTTGATATTGCAATAGGTGCAATGTTTTTTTTTTGGACTTTAGGAAGCGATTTGTCGAAAGCTTCCCAGCAATCTTTAGCGATGCAGAATCAGATGAATTTAGCCCAGCTGCCCAATTTTCCAAACGATGGAATTGGCTCCCTATCTTCTACCAACTCTCAGGAGGAGACCCTTTGAAGTTCGACCAAGTATCACAGATGTCAGCCTCATTCGCATTCACCTACCTCACCTTTGACAAAGATCGCCTTGAAACAGAGAATAAGATTCTGCAAAAACAACTAAAACGATGAGACAATTTTACGATATCACCACCAAGTTAAAGGATACCCTTGAGGCTAATAGCCAAGTCAACGTGGTAACAACAGGCGATATATTCGACATCGACCTAAACAAGCAGACGATCTTTCCCTTGTCGCACATCATTATCAACCAAGCAACATTCGAAGGACAGATAGTCCGTATGAACGTGAGCATTGTTTGTATGGACTTAGTGGATGAAACAAAAGAGAATCCAAGACTGCAGGCAGAACCGTTCTACGGGATCAGCAACGAGCAAAATATACTGAATACCCAACTTGCGGTAATCAACGATGTAGTTACAGAATTACGCAGAGGTACTCTGTATACCGATCTTTATCAGTTGGATGGTACTGCTTCTTGCGTTCCATTTAGTGAGAGGTTTGAGAACCTGCTTGCTGGTTGGACCGCTACGTTTGATGTACTGCTTGCAAACACCGAGATAAGCGTTTGCTAAAATGGCACGGGAGGACTTGATTGCTGCGGTACTTATTAAGTTTGGCAAATATGTCATTCAACAGGCGAGAAGTAACCTCACCAAAGGCAAGCACAACTTTGACAAGACCCTTTACAATTCACTTAAATACAACATAACATACACTAAAACTAATTTCTCTTTGAGTTTTTCAATGGAGGATTATGGTGTGTATCAAGACAAAGGGGTAAGAGGAGCAGGAGGCACGAGAAAGACTACAAGCGCCTTTAAGAGAACAAATAACAAGGGCAAGATTTGGAAGCAGAAAGCGCCTAACAGTCCATTTCAATATAGAGATAAAAAACCCCCTGTATCTGCATTTAAAGTTTGGGCAGAGAGCAAAGGTCTAAATCCTTATGCAGTCCGTGAGTCGGTATATCGACAGGGTATTCCTGCAACAAAGTTCTTTAGCACCCCATTTAATATCGCAATCAACAAACTGCCACCTGAAATTGCTACCGCAATAAAAAATAGTTTCTAAAAAATGAGTACACCTGTATTTTCCACACCGAGCAGCCTTGCTATGGCAAGAAGCCCACAATTTATTACGGCAAAGAATAACGCTCTTGCGCTTGACACGCTCACAGAGATGGACTTAAACCTCCGCATTCGTACGGGGGTGCTTGCTGCATCGGGTTCGTTTAACTACTCGTTGAGCAAAGACTATTCAATAAACCAAGTCATCAACTTTGAAATCAGCGACCTAGTTCGCTCGGAGTTTTACCATGACTTCAGCGTATGGAATGACATAGGCTACACGCAAAGCCCACAGGGTGAGGCGTTGTGGATAGTACCCGAAGGCTCTGTGACATTCTCTAATAACGGAGCAGCATCCGCCAACGCAATCTTCCCCGATGAATCAGACACCGCGTACGCATATCTAACTACCGATGGATGGGCAACCCGTGATAACATCGCCCCTGTTGCGGTATCTCAACCCGTGCTTGCAACAAGCAGAGACAGGCAGGTACTTGTAGGCAACTATGAATCCCTTGCGATTAACAATAGCGTAAATAATGGGCTTGCTTATATTGTCATCAGTTGGCAGAGTGGTGATTCCGATGATTTTTATGTGAGTGCCGTAAGCACCGCACCGCCAACACGCGCAACCAACAACTCACAAAACCTTGTGATTTACGCAGGCGTTGGCCCTGCAAACCTTGAGAACAATTCTTTTTTACCTTCCGAGATAAAGCCAAGCGCACAACCCGATGGGGGCGTAGGGCAGTACTACGATGTGATTCTAAAGAATGCATCAAATACCACGATTGGAACGGTGAGGTACTATGTTCAATGTGAGGCAAAGTACACGCCTGTGCAGGTGGCGTTCATCAATCGCTTTGGCGTTGCTGACTTCATCACGTTCTTCAAGCGCAGCGATGAGCGTGGTAACTTCACGCAGGACTCCTACCAAAAGAGCATCTACAACGATGGCTTCACCACCCCTTCATTGGAGATAGGCAAGTACCAATCCTTCAACGTGAACTCTCGCAACACCCTAACTCTAAACACAGGGTTCGTTGACCAAGACTACGATGAGACTATTGAGGACATTCTGATGAGCGAGTATGTTGCGGTATATACCAATAGCAACTGGGTAAGCGTTGTTCCGAATCGTGGAAGCATAGAGTACCAAAAAAGCATAAACACAAAGCTTATCAATTATACAATGTCCTTTGACTTCGGATTTGATGAGCGCAGTTTGGTACGATGAACAAGGTTGATATTTACGTCAATGGCTTTCGCCTTGACATCTTTGATGATGAGGAGATCAGCATCAACCTATCGGTGCAGAACGTGCAGGACATCTCAAAGGTGTTTACGGACTTCACGCAGGGATTCACTATTCCTGCAAGCCCACGCAATAACGAGATACTTCAGCACTATTACAACGCCAATATCACGGAGTCGCTAATCACTACCGAGACGGGCGGCAGCCCTGTATGGAATAGCATAGGCATCACTTGGAATACTTTTAACACGACTTGGAACTCTGGTGCAACTACGACAAGCACCGTCAATACTTTTGATGCCCGGCTACGACAGGAAGCAAGAATTGAAATAAACTCCCTACCATTCCGCACAGGTGTGATTGAGGTAGAGAATGTGCAGTTGAAAGGCACGGAGCCTTATGCGTACACGCTGACGTTCTATGGAGATGTAGTAACGCTTACTGATTTATTTGGCGAGGACTATTTGTATGACGTTGACTTCAGCTCATACAACCACGAATACACCGATACAGTGGTATTTAACAAGTTAACAACTGATGATGACACGGGTTTGTTTTATCCGTTATGCAGCCCTGTAAAGAATTGGTTTTACCAAAGCGGTAGTAACGCAGCTGCTGACAATGAGAACAACATTGCTCACAAAACAGGAGGCGTGGGATCGCGTGGCATCCGCTACTATGAGTTAAAGCCCGCACTAAAGGTTACGAATATCCTTACCGCAATAGGAGCAAAATACGGAATCACGTTTACAGGAGCATTCTTGTCTGCTACTCCGTTTGTTGATTTGTCGCTATGGTTACATAGATACGAGGGATATCTCTTTAGCGGAGGCAATGATATTGCTTATCAGTTAATAAATATGAACCGCAATACGGGAAGCGGTACGCAGTTTAATTTAACTACTGATACTTGGAATGTTCCTGCGGGACTTTCGACAGGAAGACCATATAGCCTTTCTATCACAATTCAAAATGCATCAGAGAAGTATGAATTGACCGCTTTCTCCAATGGCATACAAATAGGAACTATTTTAGTAAATGCACATCCTTCCACAAGTGTTACGACACTGATGCAGCCCGTATTTGCTGCGGATGGCGCACCCGTACAATTATTTATCAGACCGCAGCAAGCGACTGCAATGACGTACCAATGCACGGACTACACCGCTACGAACTTACTTACCTCTGTTGTAAACTTTTCAGTAGACCAAACCTTATCTGCCTCCTACTCCTTTCAAGTGGTAGTGCAAGACATAATGCCCGAAATAAAGGTCAAAGACTTCTTGGCAGGTATTCTGAAGATGTACAATATGGTGATTGTGCCGACTACATCTACGAGCTTCTTGTTTCAGCCGTTGCAGGATTGGTACGCAGCAGGAACCGACCAAAACTATCAGACCTATCTTGACATCACAGAGTATGTCGTGAACCGCCCGCCCCTTTACAGGGAGATAGAATTTAAGTATCAAGAGACACAAGCAATACTTGGCTTTCAATATCTGCAAACAAACAACATCGGCTTTGGGGATTTGAACAACACCTTCACTTTTGATGGCGATGAGTTCCTAATTGAGGTGCCGTTTGAATGCCCTTTGTTTGAAAGGCTAACCAATCAAGCAAACGGAGTTCTCACCAACGTACTCGTGTACAAAAGCATCACAAGCGAGGCAAACGAAGACGGCATATTCAATCCATACTTGGGTGCGCCCATCTTATTCTACGGCTACTTTGATGACTATGACTTGTCAACAAACTCTTTGACATTTGTAAACGCAGATGATACTCACGAACAAGTGAATATCGCTTGGTATGCCAATACATCTAACCGCTACTCAAGCGCGGCAGACTCGCATTCTATTTGCTTTGGCGCAGACATAGACCCATACCACCTGCAATCGGTAAACCAAAGCCTTTACTTTAATGAGTATAGCGACTACATCACCGACCTGTATGCCAAGAGCCGCAGGTTGTACAACGTAGAAGCGGTGTTGCCTATCGGCAAAATCATCACGCTGAACCTTCAGAATGCAATAATCTGGAACAACACTAAGTACATCATTAACAACGTGAGCCTAAATATGACCACAGGCAAAGCAACATTCGAACTCCTTAACGTAGTATGACAAAAGGATATATAGGTTATTTAGTAGATCTACTTCAGTCGAAGGACTGGATTGGCGTAAGTGACAACGTAGAAATAGCAAAGGGCAAACACCATATACCAAGCAATTGGCAAGACGTTAAAAAGATAATAAGAAGGTTATGGCTGAAGAAGTAATTATTGATATAAAAGTAACGACCAACGCTGAACCTGCTGCTGCTAAAATCAATAAGGAGCTCGATAGTGTAAAGCGTAAGGCTAAAGAGGTCAAGGATGATTTAGACGCAGCCTTTGAGGATACGGGCAAGGGTGATGGCAAGATTAAGAAGGGGACACAGGATGTTGAGACCCTAAAGAATGCATTGTCTCCTATCAAGGGACTTATTAACGATCTTACTGGCGGAATGTCCGATGCATTCTTCCAAGCATTTCAATCGGTAAAAGCAACAACCACAGCAATAAAAGGTCTCGACCTTGCGTTGAAGACTGCTTCGTTTGGTATTTTTATCTTGGTGGTTCAAGAAGCGATTAAGTTATATGATCAACTCGTTATTAGTGAAGAAGAAGAAGCGGAGGCGTTAGCGGCCTCTGAAGCGGCAAGAAAAAAATATAACGATGAGCTTCGTGCTACGGCAGATGCTCTTGTTAAAGAGAGACAAGCCCGCAAAGGCGCGACTAACGAGATAAGGCGTGAGGTAGCGGAGCTTGAAGCATCGGGCGCAACGGCAGAACAAATCCTTCAAAAGAAAAAAGACCTAAACTTTCAAGAGAAGTTAGACCTTGTTGCAAAGCAAGCATTTTTGTATGATGATGCCCAAGCCCAAAAGGATATAGCGCAAGCCTTACTTGACAATGCCTCTGCCCTGCGGGTGCTTGAATTAGCAGATGACAAGCGTGTTGCGGATATAAAAGCAGCAAACGCAGCCAAAGCCAAAGCCGACTTAGAAAAAAAGAAAGCAGAGGATAAAGCACAATTTGAAAAAGAAGCCCAAGAGAGATTTGATAGATTAAACAAAGAGCAACAAGATATAATCCTTCAAAGGATTGCAGTTGAAGACGCCGAAGAAGCAAGGCGTGTAGCTCGATTAGCAAAAGAAAAGCAAGACAGAATAGACATAAATCAGTTTAACCTAGATGCCGATGAGGAGGCGTTCAACAATGAAATTGCGCTTCAAGAAAAGCGAAAGGCATTAGGCGAGAAGCGTGTTGCGGATGAGAAAGCTATACAAGACGCGATAGCGTTTGCCCAATCTGCCAACTTGGCAAATGTGCAAAACACCATTGGGGCTTTGGGTTCATTGTTTGAAGAAGGTACTGCCGCGAGTAAGGCAGCTGCAATCGCTCAGATAGCCATTGGTACGGGTGTGGGATTTGTAAATGGTTTGGATATTGCTCAAAAGTCAGCAAAGGGAACAGGCGCTGCAGCCGCTTTTGCATTCCCTTTGTTTTACGCAGCTCAAATAGCAGCGGTGCTTGCAGCAGCAGGCCAAGCAAAAAAGATTCTTTCAACTGTTAAAGGTGGCGGGTCTATGTCGACACCTACTGCCCCATCTGTAGGAGGGACACCTTCTGCGCCATCTGCACCTCAATTTAACATTGTAGGTCAAAGCGGTACTAACCAACTCGCACAGGGTATCGGTAGTCAATTTAATCAACCAGTTCGTGCATACGTTGTAGGGCAGGATGTAACGACCTCACAACAACTACAACGCCAAAGAGTAAGAACCGCAACATTCGGATAATATGAAACTAATTGAACTTATACTTGATGAAACGATGCTGCTTACAGGCATCGATGCAATTAGCCTCGTAGAGCATCCAGCTATTGAGGAGGACTTTATCGCGCTAAACTCGCAGAAGCGTGAGGTCTTTGCAATGCAAAACCAAGAGAAGCAGTTGCTGATGGGCGCAGCCCTTATCCCTGACAAGCCAATCTACCGCACCGATGGTGAGAACGAGTACTATGTGTACTTTTCAAAAGACACAATCCGTAAGGCGATGGAGTTGTTCTTTAAGAACGGTTACCAAAACAACGCTACCATTGAACACGACTACGATGTCAAGGGTACTACGATTGTAGAATCTTGGATTATCGAAGACGCAACGCTCGACAAGAGCAGGGCTTATGGTCTTGATCTGCCAGTAGGAACTTGGATGGTATCTATGAAGATCGAAAACGAAAGTTTATGGCAGCGTGTCAAAGGCGGTGAGTTTCGTGGATTCTCCATTGAAGGATACTTTGTTGACAAGATAAACCTATCTAAGCAGGAGTTAGAGATTATAGAAGAGCAAGAAGCGGCGTTGATGCTATCACAGATTATTGCCATCATAAAAAGAGATGGTCGTAAAAAGTCAGGTACCCGTACTGAGTTGGAGGCATACTCTGACTACCCTGATGCGGTAAAGAACAACGCTAAGCGTGGCATCGAGCTAAATGAAAAGAATAATAACAAGTGTGCTACTGCGGTAGGTAAAGTCCGTGCTCAGCAGTTAGCGCAAGGCAGGGCATTGTCTTTAGAGACCATCACGCGGATGTACTCGTATCTATCAAGAGCCGAGACATACTACGATGAAAACAATAGCGAAGCCTGCGGCACAATATCATTTCTGCTATGGGGTGGCCTTGCAGGTAAGCGTTGGGCAGAATCCAAACTCAAAGAACTCGGCAAACTTGAACTCGCAGTTGGCGTACCACATTACACCGCCGACGGAGAACTTTACACAGGCCCAACGCATAAGGATGCTGATGGCAGACTGATGACAGGCGCAGAGCATACGGAAGAAAGCGAATACCTATACCATAAAGAAGACCTAAAGAATGTATAGACCAATGAAACTCCCCGTTGCGTCACCGAGAGGTGGCAGGCGTGGATGCTTATGCAAAGACAACACCTACAAGTCCAACTGCTGCGATGGTTCATTGCAAGCACAGGGCGTTGGCTCGTTAGTAGATCAAGGCATAAGCATTAGGATACGAGGCGAGGAGTGGCAGACCATCAATACCCTTTGGGAGTCTACAAATACTCTATGGCAGGATCTTTAAAAATGTTACAAATAACCAAAACCCTTTTAATTACTTAGTATGAAAGCAAATTCCATTCTGAATAGAATCCTTGCCGAACTTGCATCCGTAAGGAACGTAAGTTTAGCAACAATGAACCTTGAGAACGGTGCCGTTCTTGAGGCTGAAGCCTTTGAAGCAGGCAATGAAGTATTCGTCCTTAGCGGCGAAGATCGTGTTGCAGCTCCAGTTGGCGAGCACCTCCTTGAGGATGGCCGTATTTTGGTCATCACCGAAGAAGGCGTAATCGCTGAAATTAAAGAAGCCACTGCTGCTGAAGTAGTAGAGGTTGAAGTACCTACTGAACTTGCCGATATGGAAGTAGTAGAGGAAGCTCCCGCTGTAGTTGCAATTATCGAGAAGGTTCTCGAAGAAATTGCAATGATGCGCGAAGAAATGAAGGGAATGCGTGAGGAGATGGGCGGATATGCCAAGAAGGAGGAGATGGCTGCGGTTAAAGCAGAACTATCTGCCGCCCCTGCTGCGAAAGCCATCAAGCACAACCCCGAAACAAAGCAAGTCCAAAAGATGAGTTCTAACCGTCCAGAACGGACGATTGACCGAGTCCTTGCACGAATCAATAAATAATAAATATAAAAAATGGCTACGACCACTTCAATCACTACAAACTACGCCGGAGCGTTCGCAAGCAAGTATATTTCTGCTGCGCTTCTTTCTGCTGATACGCTTGACAAAGGTCTCATCGAGATCCTTCCAAACGTAAACTATCGCACTACCCTTCAGAAGGTTAACACTAACGATGTAGTCAAAGACGCTACTTGCGATTTTGATGCAACTTCTACCTTGACTTTGACCGACCGCATCCTTGAGGTTGAGCCGTTTCAAGTGAACTTGCAGCTTTGTAAGAAGGACTACTACGATTCTTGGATCGGTGGTCAAATGGGTTTCTCTGCTTATGATAGCATCCCCGCTTCTTTTGCTGATTTCTTGATTGCACACGTTGCTTCAAAGACTGCACAAAAGATTGAGCAAAACATTTGGAACGGTAACGCAGCAAGCGCAGGCGAGTTTAGCGGATTCCTTTCTTTGATGACTGCTGACTCTGACGTTATTGACGTAACTGCTACCACCGTGACTGCTTCGAACGTCATTACTGAGCTCGGAAAAATTGTAGACGCCATCCCTTCAGCACTTTACGGTAAAGAAGATTTGACTATCTACGTTCCACAAAACGTAGCTAAGGCTTACGTCCGCGCATTGGGCGGATTCGGAACTTCAGGTCTTGGAGCAAATGGTCTTGATAACAAGGGCACAATGTGGTATGGCAACGGAGATTTGTTCTTTGATGGTATCCGCGTTGCTATGGCAAACGGTCTTGCTTCAAACAAGATGGTTGCTGCTCAATCTTCAAACTTGTTTTTTGGAACAGGCCTCATAAACGAGCGAAACGAAGTGCGCGTGTTGGACATGGCCGACCTTGACGGTTCAGGCAATATCCGCGTGATCCTACGTTTCTTCGCAGGTGTTCAGTACGGAATCGGTTCAGACGTCGTTCTTTACTCATAATACGAACTAACGTAAATCAAGAGGGGGCTTGGGCTATGTCCTCGCCCCCTTTTTTAATTCTAATAAAACAAAGAAACAATGGCTTGTGATTTAACAAAAGGCAGGGCAGTACCCTGTAAAGACGTAACAGGTGGAATCCGTGCGGTATATTTCGTAGATTTCGGTGACTTAGGTACTATTACCTTGACCAACGATGAGATTACCAACATCAGCGGTACATTCTCTGCTTACCAATACTTAGTAAAGGGCAATAGTTCTTTTGATCAAACCTTCAATTCAAGCCGTGAGAATGGAACTACGTTCTTTACGCAGACCTTAAATCTTACGTTGACCAAACTTACAAAAGAGGACAACAAAGAATTGAAGTTGCTTGCTTATGGTCGGCCTTATGTTGTGGTACAAGATTACAACGGCAACGCATTCCTTATGGGTATGGTTAACGGTGCTGAAGTAACCGGTGGGACGATTGTTACAGGTGCTGCAATGGGCGATCTATCTGGCTACACTTTAACGATGGAAGGCCAAGAGGCTATGCCTGCTAACTTTATCGCTGGTGCTACTATTGCGAATCCATTCGCTGGACTTGCGGGTGCTAACGACACGATTGTTGTAGGTTCAAACTCGTAATCTACCGCAAGGTAAAATAGTTAAAGGGGCTTCGGCCCCTTTTCTATTTTTAAACAAATTCAAAGTAAAAGGTTATTTATTTAAGATGCATATCCTTCAAGTATCAGCTTCGCCACAAGCGATAGTAATCATACCACGCACATTCCCTGCGAGCGTTACGATTGCGCTAATTGATGAATCAACAAACACCACCGCAACACCTGCGGTTACGGCTGCCTCTGCTAATGGTTTTATGACCCTTACAGGCACGTTCAGCCTTGTCAACAATAGATTCTATGGCTTGAAGGTATTTGCATCGGGAGATTTAATATATAGGGATAGGGTCTTTGTAACTTCGCAAACAGACTACGAGAAATTTACGGTGAACCAAAACGTCTACACCGAAGAAACAAGCTACAATAATGAGTACATCATCATCTAAAGGAAGCAAAGTCCACGTTGTGAACTTCAGTTCCTATACCACACCTGTTGTTACAGAGGTACAGGGAAAGGACTATGTAGAATACGGCGAGGATAACGACTATTTCGGCTACCTAATCGACCGATACAACGGATCACCCACCAATAACGCAATCCTAAACTCTTTGATGGATTTGACCTTTGGTAAGGGCTTGGATGCAACGGACTCTGCCAAGAAGCCGAGCGAATACGCAGCGATGCGTGGCCTGTTTACCAAGTCTTGCTTGCAGAAGGTAGTGAGCGATTACGTTATGATGGGACAATGCTCTTTTCAGGTGGTATACTCGCAAGATCACAACACCATCGTCGAGGTGCAGCACATCCCCGTAGAGACGTTACGAGCAGCAAGGTGCAACGAAGACGGAGAGATTGAGGCTTACTACTACGCAAAGGATTGGACAGACGTAAAAGGAAGAAAAGAAACTGCGGTACGCATCCCTGCATTTGGCAAGAGCCGTGAAGGTTTAGAGATCCTATACATCAAACCATACCGAGCAGGATTCTACTACTACTCACCGGTAGATTATCAGGGGGGCCTTCCTTACGCGGAGCTCGAGGAGGAAATTGCGAACTACCATATCAACAATGTCCAAAATTCGTTGAGTCCGTCACTTTTAATTAACTTCAACAACGGTGTTCCAAGTGAGGAGGAGCGTAGGCAAATAGAGCAGCAGATTGCCCAAAAATATAGTGGGTCATCTAATTCGGGCAAGTTCATCCTTGCCTTCAATGACAACAAAGATCTTGCTGCAACTATCGACACGGTTCAGTTATCAGATGCCGCTGCACAATATCAGTTCTTATCTGATGAGGCTGCGCAGAAGATAATGGTGTCGCACCGTATTGTAAGCCCTATGCTTTTGGGTATCAAGGACAATACGGGTCTTGGCAACAACGCGGATGAACTCAAGACCGCTTCTATGCTTTTGGACAACCTTGTTATTCGCCCCAAGCAGGAGATTATCCTTGACGGCATAGACCAAATCTTGGCCTACAACGACATCAGCCTAAACCTTTACTTCAAGACCCTTCAGCCTTTGGAGTTTACCGAAACTGAGGTACAAGACGCAGAGGTTGTAGAAGAAGCAACAGGCGTTAAAACAGATTCTATTGCCCCTATGCAGGTAAGTGAAGCCAACGAGGAGCTAATCCAAAAAGAGGCATCATACAACGGAGCACAGATCGCAAGTTCTTTGCAGATTATGCAGAGCGTAAAGGATGGCGTTCTAACGGTTGACCAAGCGATCACGTTCTTGGTACAGATGCTTCAATTTGATCCACAGGTTGCCAATGCTCTATTTAAGGGTAACTCTTCTGCTATTATTTCGCAGATGAAGTCGCACAAGTTTAAGAGCGAGGTACCCGAATTTTCCAAAGAAGATGAGCATAAGTGGATAGATGCTCTGCGGGGAAAGGGTGAGGTCGTTGATTTAGAAGAATGGGAACTCATCAGCGATGAGGTAGTCAACGACCCTGATAATGAGGATACCCACCTCGCTACGCAGTACAACTTTGCCGTAGAGGACTTTAGCAATGCTGATGAAAAAAGCAATTCTGATAGTGGACTTTACAAAATACGTTATGCGTACACCCGAAACATCAGCAGCAACTCCCGCGAGTTTTGCCGTGAGATGGTCGGAGCAGCAAATGGAGGAACCGTATTCCGCAAAGAGGACATCGACATGATGAGCTTCAGCGGTGTCAATGGTCAGTTCGCTCCCGAAGGTCAGAGCGTGTACTCGATCTGGAAGTGGAAAGGCGGAGCATTCTGCCACCACGCTTGGAGACGTATGGTTTACTTCCGCAAGAAGCAGGGTGGTAAGTTCTTACCCAATGAAGGTCTTGACAACGACAAACTCGTATCAACGGAAGCTGCAATCAAAGAAGGAGTACCAACGAGCAAGCTCGTTCCAAACGGATGGGATGCTGCTCAAACACGACCCATTGACACATCATCAAGAGGATCATTAAAATACAGATAAGAAATGGCAACGGCATTATGGATTAAACGAGAGGACTTGGTTCGCAACACCGCGATTGGCGGTAACGTGGACACGGACAAGTTTATTCAGTTCATTAAGATAGCACAGGAGATACACATCCAAAACTACACAGGCACGAAGTTGTATGATAAAATCAGCAACGACATCATCGCCAATACTCTTGCCAATCCTTACTTGGCGTTGGTGAACGACTACCTTCAGCCGATGCTTATCCATTGGGCTATGGTGGAGTACTTGCCTTTTGCTGCTTATACGATTGGCAATGGTGGTGTGTTCAAGCACAACTCGGAGAATAGCACTACCGCTGAAAAGATTGAGGTTGACTATTTGGTAGGCAAGGCTCGTGACTTGGCGCAGTATTATACTGACCGCTTTATCACTTATATGAGCTACAACCAAGCCTCATTCCCCGAGTACAACGCCAACAACAACGCTGACGTTTACCCTGATACTGACGCAAACTTTGCCTCTTGGGTGTTATGAGTGGCAAGAAACAGACCTACACTCCGAAGCGTAGCAACATTGTGAAGTTAAAGAGTTATTTAGACAATGGGAGTTCAAGGCGATTGGGGACAAGGAGCAGCAAACAATGACATCTATTGGGGTCAAGCTGCTGCAACGAATAGTATCTCTTGGGGTATGGTTCAGCCATTGTCTTATGGTCATCCTACTACAAACTTATACGGCAACAACGAGCAAGGTGCTTGGCAGTTGATAGAAGAAATTTGGAATACTTGGTCAACAACTTGGAATAATTAGAAATGGGAACAACATTAACGGGGACAACCCCACAGGACACATACGATAGCCTTATTAAGGTTACGGACAACGGGCCGATTAGCGCAACCGTTAAATACTTATCTGATGGATTGGGTAATGATTCGGTTCTTGCTTTGTCAACTACGGCAGTAGGTATCGGCACCGCATCGCCTTCTACCTATGGTGCTAATTTGGCAGTATTAGGTTCGGGCAATGGTATTGTTTCAGTAGGCCAAGCGACAAGTTTTGCAACGCTTCAGTCTAATGGTCAAGATTTTTACATCAATACCAAAGGTACAGGAAACTTTATTTTACGAAATGGAAGTGGCGATACCGAGCGTATGCGCATCACCTCCGCAGGCAACGTAGGCATCGGCACGAGTGCGCCCACTTCATTGCTTCACCTTGAAAAGGCAGCGCAAGACAACGTGCTTGCCGTAGTTGGTCAAGATACGTACGAAGGTGCTTTGTTTTTATCGTCAGCAGGAAGCGGTAAAGACGCAAACATTGTTATTGGCAATAGTCGCAGTTTGATATTTTATTCAACCGCCAACTCTACTCCTGCCGCTCGTGGAACAAGAATCTTAACGATTGATTCGCAGGGTATAAAATTTGGAACCGACACCGCAGCAGCCAACGCCCTTGATGACTACGAGGAGGGCTCTTGGACGCCTACTTATCAGGGAGGAATTACGGGCGCAACTTATTCAAACACTCAGGGTAGGTATACAAAAATTGGCAATGCGGTTCATTGGAGGGCTCGTATTCAGGCTACTGCGGGAACTGCTGCAGCATCTCAAGTTATTATTGGAGGCTTTCCTTTTACGAGCGCAAGTGCGCCTGAATCAGCGGGTAGTGTTGGATATTTTACAATTTACACAACTGACGTAGTTTATATGTATAACGAGGCCAACACAACAAGCATAGCTGCATTCTACAAAAAAGACGGAAATGCTTTAATTGGAACCGACCTTACTTTACTATCGGGAACTATTCACTGCTCAGGAACCTACTTTGTATAATAAATAAAACTAAACAAAATGATTGAAGAAGTAATCTACATTAGCGAATTCAACGTCAAATTAGACGGCACTATTGAAGTCCGCAAAACCACAGACGTTACCAAAGACGGAGCCGTAATCGCTTCATCTTATTGGCGCACCGTGCTTGCAGTTAACGACCCTGCTGCCGATGAGGTATTGGGAGTTAATGGCTACTACCGCACCCTTGCCAACGATGCTTGGGCAATGATTCCTGCACCTGTTGCAGAAGTTGTAGCAGAAGGCGAAGAAGCGTAAATTAGCAGGGAATTAAAACCCTACTGATGGAACACCTACAACAACGGCTTGATGCATTAAAGCAGCAAGAGGCGAATCTACTAATGCAATTAGATGAGGTTCGTGTCTTGGTATCTGCATACGAGAACACCCTAAAAGAAAATGACAAAGGAGTCGGCTGATAGCGTAATCACGTCTTGGTCTTTAACGGGAGCAGGACTTCTCGTAAGCTACGCCCATCAAATGTTGGGTTTAGCCGTACTTGTAACCTCACTTGCGTACACTCTTTGGAAGTGGCGAAGGGACTACAAGAAGGACAAAGGTGCTAATTGAGCGAATCTTCGGTAACCCGAAGACTACTCTACTTGGGCTGATAATCATCGGCCTTTGTTTTGTTTTGGTGTTTTATGAGAAAGCAACGCTCACGGAGATGAGTGCATTTATGGTAGGTGCGTTTGCCCTTATGTTTCTAAAAGACCCTAAAGATGGCGAAGCAACAGGCGGTAAGCCAAAGAATCAGTAAGAGTAAGAAGCGCGGCAAGCATTCCAAGAGTGCATCTGCCAACAAAGCGAGTAAGAACTACTCCAAGCCTTACAAGAGTCAAGGTCGTTAAAATGTGCATTAAGGCGCACTTTACCTGTTAATGTACGTTTTATTGTACATTATGACTACAAATTGTGCAATTAAAGGCACATTAAGCAATATGCAAAAAGTGCAAAGTGTAAACTCAAATGAGCATAATGTGTAAAATGTCCAACTTTTGATATTAAAAACGTGACCAAAAACTTTACCCTCCAAGAACTGACTGCTACAAAAACAGGGCTTCCTAACGCTTTACCCAAGCATTTAGAACCCAACCTCCGTGCGCTTGCAGAAAACGTCTTACAACCCACAAGAGATGCATTAGGTGCGGTGAAAGTAACGAGTGCATACCGCAGCCCTGCGGTGAATAGCAAAGTAGGGGGAGCGAAGACCTCGCAGCACGTTCAAGGCCAAGCAGCCGACCTCAAGTGCGAAGCAGGCAATGATGTGTT